AGAGAAAGGAGGGGTAAGATTCTATCAATATCTTTTACTCCTATTGCATTATACATATTTCTATACGCGTTATACATATTATGCATTTGTGGATTAGACATTGCTAATTGTAATTGTGTTTGAGCCATAGAAATTCTTTGACTCATTGAAAATATATTTGGATCAGCAACAGGTAGTATATCTACTCTGTCATCAAAATCTGTTTGTTTAACATTTCTTGCAGCACCCGGAACATCGTAAGGATACTCTGGCGGAAGATAAGTTTTAAAAACATTTGCCAGTAATTTAAATTCATTTTTTAAAGACACATAAAGTCTTTTATGGATTGCTGACATTACCCTTGAACCACGTTCTAAAAGAGCTACGGTCGTACCAACAGCGGCCTGTTGATTCCCGTCCCCGACCTGCATGTCAGCAATGGACGCGAACCTTTGTCCTGCTTGCACTACAATTCCCATCAACTGCAATAAAGTTTGTGATGGTTCTTTGTATGGTAGGAATACGAATGCATCTTTTAAATTACCACCTGGAGTGTCAACATCTTTAAATTCTCCTGGTTGTATATTTGCGGCATCATCTTTTACTCTGACACCTCTCTGCTTAAATCCTGCGGGTAGGTTGGATAATGTTCCAGCGTCTAATAATTGACGGAGAGCCGCAGTTGCAGTACGACTCAATCCGCCAATCATATGAATTAATCCTAAGCCATAAAATCCTAGTCCTGGCAGAAATTTGAAGTGGACAAAATATTGAATTTTATTTTTCTTTGGATCATTGGGCGCAAAGTTTCGTCTAATAGACAAAACCTTCCTACTACCTTCCTCGATTGTAACGACGTAAGGCAATTTTATTCCCGTTGGCTCTCCGTCGGGGCCAAGGTCTTCGAATCCTTCCAGATCTAAATTAACGTGGCATTCTAGAACTGTGTATAAAGGATCTACTCTTTGGGATTTTGTAAGTCCTTCGACTTCTCTTTCTTTTTCTTCCAACTCGTTTGTAACTGTACCAGTTGGTTTAGTTAACTCGATGTCAGAATAAAAACCTGCAGCCATTTGCTTACGCAGATCATTCTCTGACATCTTGATAACATGGATGACTGCTTCCGCATCGTCTAATGAGGTAGCCGTATATGGAACAACAAGGTCATCCGCTGGGATGAACTTTGAAACAGCTCTTCCCAATAAATCGTCATAATAAACTTTTTTAAATGTAGAACCTGCAAGAGGTAAATAAAATAACATTTGATCAAACTCAGGTTCGTATTCTTTCATTTGATCCATCAATTGATAGTTCATAAAATTTTTAACTCTTTGAGCTTGCATTTCTTTTATCGGATTAGAAGCACCCATAACCATTGTTCTAACGGGTCCATCTGCCGGTAATAATTCTTTGTAAGCTAAAGCTTGAAACTGTGTAACAGCTTCTGCAAGAACTGGGTGTGTTGCACCACTAGCTCCTTGAAAAGGTTCTGTTCTATTTGTATATTTAAATCCTAATAAATCTAAACCAGTAATGTATGCTCGTTCCCATTCTTTACGAGACATTTTATATTCCATGTAGTCGTTTTGTAACTGACTACCCATGGCGCTTGTATCGTCTTCTGGAAGTAATTCATTTAAATTTGCAAAGTGATCACCACCTTCTTGTGGCATTGGCATTGCGTTAGGGTCAAAATCAATTGTAGCCCCTGCATCATCTTCTGTAATTTCTACTGGTCCCTTACCTAACTCGTCTGCAACATCAACCTCTTCCATCTGTTCTTTTAAAACTTCGTCTTCAGGTCGTTCGTTAGGGAGAGCTTTGTCTATATCTGCCATATATTTTCTCCTAGACTTTCTTAACTTGTTTTGGTGGTAATTTCAACCCTTGTGATAAAGGTCCCTTTTTAGGTGGTACTGCCCACCATTTAAAACCAGGATTGGCTTTCATCTTCTGTGCCATATTTGGTTTTTTCTTTGTTAGTTTATTTTTTATACTCATATTTACTCCTTAATGTTGTTATACCACCTTCTGCTTTGTTTTGTGTTAATGAATCACTTAACTGTGTACCAAACTCAGGATATTTTTGTTCAAACTCTAATTGTACAGGTATATTTAATTTTATTCTAGGGTCAACACCTTCACTCATTAACATTTTATAATACAGTGTAGGGTCTTGTATTTTAAGTTTTTCCATATCTTCTCTGTCTTTTTGAGCTTTAGTTTTTTTAAAAAAGCCAGTGTAAAAATCAGGTTGCATTACTGTTTCTTTAATAGCACTACCAATTTTTCCCATTGTAGTATCTCCTTGTTCAAAAACTTTTGGATCAGATTCATCAATTCTTTTTTGAACAAACTCTCGAGAAGCACTTCCTAAATCACTAAATGCTTTTTGTTGTTGTGTATCTACATTTATATTAATAGGTGCACCTGCTTCCTGCACTTGTAAATTAGTATTTAAAGACCTACTAGCATCTACAATATCTTTCATAGTATTAGTTAAAAATTTTTTAGTATCTACTTTTAATTTTTGTATTAACATTTTTTCTGTTACAGGATCTGCAGTTTTTGATTCAATTATATCCATAGACTCATTAAATTTTGCTTTTGATTCATTAATACGATCTATCATTGCTTTTTGATTTAGATTAACACTTACTAAATTGTTAAACACCTCTTCACTCATACCATTTTGCATTGCAATTTTTTTAACACCTTCTATGTCTCCTTTTTCACCAAAAGAAGTTGCACCAAATAAAACAGCATCTACCATGTGTCGTGTAGAATCTTCTTTACTAAAACCTTTTTGTCTGTTGTTAGTGTAATCTAAATAACCCAAAACTAAATCAGCCGCGCCAAAAATTTTTGTTGGAAGTTTAGCTGCACCCACTGCAGTCTTTAATGCAGGGTTAGCTATTTTTGCTTTAAAAGTTTTAAAACCTTCGGAGTTAATAATTTTTTTTAAGTCATCAGACAACATTTCATATGCACCAGAAAACCCAGAAGATAACATTGGTTGTTTAACTTTGCCTGTTGTGTCTGTGATGTATGCTTCTATTTCTTGAATAGCCTTTTCAATTGCTTTTTTTTCTCCAGCTTTTAAATTAGCTTGAGAGATAGGTGCTCTTATAACAGATTTTAAATTTAAAGGTTTTCCTAATTCTTGACCTTCAAATATATAACTAATACCTCCAGGTAATTTTTTAACTTCAGTGCTAACTTGTTTAATAAGTTTAGCTTTGTCTTTAGGATTATCTACAGTTTTTAAAGAAGCTTTTAAATTTCTATCTAAATAATTTAATTTCATATTAGCATCTCTAAAAGCTACTTCACTTTTCCACCAATTATTAGCAACTCCTTCGGGATGATGAACTTGCCAAGAACCAACATTATTAGATTTAAAAAGATCTTTCATTTCATTTTTTGTAGGAGATTTTCCAAATTCTTTTTTAAAATTTTCTATAACTCTATTTTTGTTTAAAGTTCCACCTAATGTGTATTCTTTTCCTTTATACATGTATGGTGTTGTACTAATATTTTTTTGAAGTTTGTAAGATTCTAAAGCTTGATCATAGGCTTGTGGATTTTTTTCCACCTTATTAATATATTCTTTCATAGAAATACCTTTGCCTTTTATATCATCAGTATATTTAATAATATCTCCAGTTTTAGTGTCTAGTATTCTAATATTTTTATAAGCTCCATCTTTTCTCCAATTTTGAGGATATTTTTCTTTTGGAATTACTTTTCCATTTTTATCTACTAATTGAAATCTAATTCCACCGCCTGATCCGGGTTGTGTACTTCTAAACATAGAATAAAGCAATTTACTTTCTGGAGTAGTTCCTTTTGGAAATTGTGGTTCTAAATTATATTTAGCAAAAGCCTGTATTTCACTATATAACGCTTCACCAACATCTTTTTTAATGACACCGTATTTTCTTATTCCATATCCAGGTTGTGCTTTAGTTCCAAATTTAAAATCAATTTCTGGAAAAGCTTCTACAAGTTTTTGCTGAACACTTTTTGGAAGAGGTTTACTTCTATCAATATTTTGTTCTATCAGTTTTATAGATTTATAATTTTTTTTAATTGTATTTTCAGCAGTGTCGTATGCTGCTTTATTTTTTTCATATGCTCCTTCTGGAAGTGCCTCTATTAATTCTTGTTTAGTATAATTTGTTTTACCTGTAGATTTCCAATTTTTAAAAATATCTTCAACCTGACTTATTCTAGAACCTCCTCCTTCAAGAGTGGCTCTAGTTTGTTTAAAGTCATCAATTATTTCAACATTATCAAAATAACCTCTTTTTTTTAATTTTGCTAATTGCGTGCTCCAATTAGGATATTCTAAATCATTTAACAGTTTAATAATTTCTGTTTTTTTTATTTTCTTTTTTTTGCCTATAAAATTTTTTATTTTAGTGGTTTTATCTCTATCTCCAGCATACCCAGGTCTAGATCCATCATCACTTGGTTTTACCATTTGTCCACCCTCAGCTGCAGGGTTACGTTTCATAAATGCGTTGATTGCATCTATTTCAATAACATCAGGTCTTTCTGGTGGTTGAGGTGTTTCTGAACCATATTTCATGGTACCCGGACCATACTTCTTGTTGATCATGTTTTTAATTCTATCTGTCTCAGCGCTTGCTAGTCTAAAAACTTTTTCGTCTTCCTTAACTAATCGTTGAAACATACCACGACTATCTTCTGAATTTAGTGCGTAGTTCTTAAACCATCCCTGTGCTTTAAAATAATCGTTGCTCATATTAAGTTGGGTCGTAATCACCTTGAACATCTGTTACAAAGTCCACAGGATTTTCTTCCATTTTTTTTAATGTTTTTTTCTTTTTAATAGTTTCAGATATATCTTTAATTAAAGGTTTTTGACCACCAAGTTCTGCAAGTTCTGTTGTATCAGAAAATAAACCTTTTACATCTCCTACAGTGTTTTCTCCCATGTCAATATCATAGTCATCAGGTCCAGTTCGTCTTCCTTCTGGAATACTTTCTGTTGCCATAAACTCATCTGCTGGTTTAACTTTAGTTCCCTCATCAGCAATACCTGGTGTGTATCTCATGTTAACACTTTCGCCAAGAGCTGTGTTACTACCAATGTACTCTATTTCTACTTCACCAGTTCTAACGTCGTAGTAAACATCGACATTACCAGTTGGTGTGTCTAATGATTTAACCACTTGAGCATCTTTATATGCAGATTTTTGTGTTTTATCAATTCCTTCTCTAAGAGCTTTGTTAACTAATGGTTGTAACCACGATGGTGCACCTGAGCTACCGTCTATAATTACTTCATCAATTACTTTTTTGCTCACGGCCCCTGAATCTTTGCCAAGTAATTTAACAAGTCCAGCTTTTAATGCTGCAACACCCGCTGCAGTTCCACCTAAAAATTTTAAAAATCCTCTACGACCTTTGTCAACTAAAGTTCCACCAGCATAACCCGGTCTTAAACCAGCAATACCACCCCCTGCAAATTTATATTTAAAACCTGCACCGACTGTATAATTATCATCAAAAAGATCTTTTTCACCACCAAGAGTAAAAAATGCATCACCTTCTTTATCACCAAATTCTTTTTGATAACCTATGACACCACTTCTATCTTTATCTGATAACAGATTACCACCTTTTAAATAAAAATCGTTAAAATTAACTCCGGCACTTAAATTAGGTATTTTACCACCCTCCATAACTTCTTTAGCAATACTTGCGTTAAGTATTCCATCATTGTAACTCAGTGTAGGTGTTAAATCAGAAGTTTTATATGTTTTGCCATCAAAAGTTTGAGTGTCTACACCACCTCTAAGATTTAAATTAAATTTGTCGTTTATTGGAAATGTTTTATTTAAATCTAGTTCTGTAGATTTATAACCATCAGATTCATTTAATTTACCTTTTAACATATCGTTATAGTTAAAACCTAACTCAGTGTTTAATATTGTACCATCATTACTATCAACCATTCCTGATAAATCTAAATCACCAAAACTATATTTACCTGTAGTTGTTAATTTTCCTTCTTCTAAATTAGGACTAGTAAAAGTTAAATTATCTAAACTAAAACTACCAGATGTTACAGATTGTTCGCCTTCCGTATCAATAGATCTTTTTAAAGTTAAACCATCGATAGGACTTATTTCAAGACTTGCTTCTGCTTCATCAATTGCACTTTTAAGATTTTCTTTATTAACCATATTTGTTTCTTTATCTATTATTTCTTTTTCTGGATATTTTAAATCTAATGCTATTATTTTGTTTTTAAATATTTCTTTTTCTTTTTTCTTTTTTTCTGCAAATCTTCT